GCACAAGAGTATTTAAATAATGCACAGCAAGACGTAGTTCGTTTAGCCGATGCAAAGAGACAGTATGAGGCGCTTACTCCAGCACAGAAAGATGCTGTAGCTGAACAGCAAGTGACCCAACAACAAGCAGCCCCTGAGACTTACAATGGTTACGGTCTTAAAGCATATCAGTGGGCAGCAAGTAATGAATGGTTTAATCAAGACCAGATTCTTACAAACGCTGCATTGGTTATTGATGCACAACTTAAAGAAGAAGGTTTTGACCCAGAGGAAGATGAGTACTATCAAGAGATTGATAAACGCTTAGCAGAAAACTTCCCACAGAAATTTGGCGAAGCTACCGAAGAAGTAGTGGCCGAACAACCCCGTAAGAAGTCTACGTCAACGGCTTCTCAAGTAGTAGCTGGAGCTTCGCACACTTCAGCATCCCCTTCTAATAAGAAAGTTAAACTCTCGCAAGAAGATGTACGACTCGCACAAAAATGGGGAATTACACTTGAACAGTATGCTGCCGAAAAGCTGAAAGTTGAATCAGCTGGTGAAGGCGAATATACAACAATTAACAGATAGTTGCGAAAGGATACATAGATATTATGGCACGAAACACTACACGTGAACACCAGACTCGTGAACTGGATACAAGAGAAACAGATGACTACGAATACGTTGAACCGAACCTTTTAGATATTCCTCAGTTTGTCACACACAGATTTGAAGACCAAGGAATGAAACTACGTTGGATACGCATCTCCCTTAAAGGTAAAGACGACTATACAAATGTTGGCAAGCGATTAGCTGAAGGCTGGGAGTTTGTTTCTCTAGACGAAGTACCTGAATTAGGACACACCTCTATGGTTAGAGACGAAGGTCGTTATTCTGGTACTGTTTGCCGTGGGGACTTGGCTCTTGCCAAAATGCCCATTAGACGTGCAGAGGCACGGCAACGTCACTTTGAAGATGCATCTGCAGAAATGGTTGACGCAGTTAACTCTCAACTTGAGAATGCTTCAGACCGCAAGATGCCTGTTCGAAACCAAAGTAAAACAAACGTAACCAGAGGCCGCACACCGTCTTTCGATTAGACAAGTGGAGTCTGGTTATTTCATTCACATAGAATTAAGGAGAATAAAACATGTCTGCTACTAAAGTAACTGGACTTTCACTCTCTCGTATTCGTGGTGGTTCGCCAAACAGTCATGCCCTGAACTCTTATCCTATTGCTTCAGGCGCAACCGCAATGTATACAGGTACTCCTGTACGCCTTGCATCTGGTACGCTTACACCATGCGTAACTACAACTGAGGTTCCAATCGGAACTTTCCAAGGTTGCAGCTACGTTCAAGACGGGACACCAACTTTTAAATCTTACTACTCTGGCGTGTCTGCTTCAGACATCGTTGGTTTGGTAAATGACAATCCTAACCAAACTTATATCATCTCTACAAACGTATCTGTAGCTGCTGGTATTGTTGGTCGTAACGTAGAAGCCAGTGCAATTGCTGCTGGTTCTGCTTTCACAGGACGTTCTTCAATCGTGGCTACTACATCAGCTGGCGGCACAGGTAAAGCAACTACTGGTCTTTTCCGTGTCCTTGGTATCGTAGATGAGCCTAGCAACGAATATGGCGATGCCTACACAAAACTGGAAGTAGTATTCAACTATGATGCTGCTGATTACCAGAATGCTGTAGTATCTGCTGTTGTAACAACAACCAACTAAGGGAGATAATTAAAAATGGCTATTAATAGAGGAAGTATTTCCAAAGAGCTTCTCCCAGGTCTGAACGCTGTATTCGGCGTTGAGTATGGGGAAGTCTCTGATGAACATGCACCGTTGTTTGATACTGAAAATTCAGACCGTGCATTCGAAGAAGAAGTTCTCTTCACAGGCTTTGGCACTGCACCTGTAAAAGGTGAAGGTGCTGCTGTGTCTTATGATGACGCACAAGAAAGCTACACTGCTCGTTACACACACGAGACTGTTGCTCTTGGCTTCGCAATCACAGAAGAAGCAATGGAAGACAACTTGTATGACACATTTGCTAAACTACGTGCCAAAGGTCTGGCTCGTGCGATGGCAAACACCAAACAAGTTAAAGCTGCTGATGTATTCAACAACGGCTTCAACAGTTCATATGCTGGTGGCGATGGTCAACCATTGTTCTCAGCAACCCACGGCACGATTGGCGATGGCAACCAAAGCAACCTGCTTTCTGCCGCTGACCTTTCAGAAGCATCTCTTGAGACTGCATTGATTGCAATCTCAAAAATTAAAGATGACCGTGGTATCCTGATTGGTGCGCAAGCCGAAAGCCTGCACATCCCTTCAGACTTGGCATTCACTGCAGACCAAATTCTGAACTCTGCTTTGTCAACAACAATCGTGTCTGATTCAGGCGTAACGAATGTTAACGACATCAACAGCATTCGGAACCAAGGTCTTGTTCCTGGTGGCTTCTACGTGAACCGCCGCTTTACGGACACCAATGCCTTCTTCATCAAAACTGATTGCCCGAACGGTACAAAAATGTTTGTACGTTCACCGCTTCAGACTAAGATGGAACCAGACTTCGACACTGGCAACCTGCGCTTTAAAGCTCGTGAGCGTTACAGCTTTGGTTGGTCAGACTGGAGAGGTTTCTTCGGTAACGCTGGTGCATAAGCACTAGTCTACTGATAGACTAAAAATAGAAGGGCGTGGGAGTTGTATCCTGCGCCCTTTTTTAGTATAATATAGCTAACGTAGTTTTATTATAGGAGCGAACAACATGTCGGCAAATCTCAGAGTAGCATATGTTACTTGCAATACAACACTGGTTAATACCGCTGTGGATACGGTTAGTGGTGTATCTTTGAAGGGTACACGCATTAGAGGCGTTCACGCACAAGGCGTTGGCGAGTTTACTATCACTGGTACATCTGTTGACCCATTTGGCAACAACAATGGTGGTATCATTAAGTTTACTAACACAACCAATTCAGATGTAACTGAAGCTTATCTTACAGACGCAGGTGTCCGTATGGGCGGCACAGTAATTGTCGAGTGTCCTACAACTGCATCAACGGTAACAATTTATTATGGCTAATTACACATATCTTGTAAATGATATTATTCAAGCAACTGAGAATGATGGTTCTGAGTTTGCTGCCTATATTCCAAAAATGGTTAATCGTGTTGAAGATAGATTAACTAGAGCATTAGATGATTACGGTTTAGTGACTGCTACGTCTATTGCCCTTACATCAGGAACAAATACTCTTACATTACCAAATGGAACTCTTATTATTAAGAACCTACATATTAAAGATGCAGGAAGTAAAATTGCACTGCTTCAAAGAACAGATGAATTTATCAACGACTACTGGCCTGTTAGTGCCAGCACAGGAACACCAAAGTACTATGCAAGAAAAACAAATACTAATATTGTTTTCGCTCCTACTGCAAGCGCTACTTACAGTGGTGAGCTTGTCTATGTCGTTAAGCCCTCTGCTTTAACTAGCGCCAATCAAAACAATTACTTTAGTGATTATTGCTATGATGCTTTGTTTTATGGCTGCATGATTGAGGCTACTAACTTTATGAAGAACTATTCTGTTACACAGGTATATCAACAACAGTATCAAAATGCAGTCGAAGGTCTGCGTAATCAATCAAGAAGAACACGCCGTGATGACATGGAAGCTAATGCTTCTCCTGCTGGCGGCGACAACACAATCGGAGGAACAAACTAATGCCACCTAGAGGAAAACCAGGAAGCAGAAGTGCAACTAGAAAAGCACAAAAGGCAAAAGCAGCTGCAAGAGCAGTAAAAAATATGACTGCTGGTTTTGAAACAATTCAACCCACCAAAGAACAGTCAAAACAAATTGATAAGAATATTAAAAAGACTAAAGCACAACTAGCTAAAAGTGAAGCGGCTAAAAAAGCTGCAGCTACTCGTGCTGCTAATAAAAGTAAAGCAGCTAACAAAGCTGCAATGAAAGCTGCTGCAAAACCTGTAAGTCTTGGCGCTCGTTTATTAGGACGATTGGCTCCAGCTGCAGGTTTAGCTATTACTGGCGCTGAAGTTGCAGGGGCTTTAAAAGAAAAAGCAAAAACAGAAAAAGAAAGAGTTGCTCGTGGCACTCGTATTGCTAAAGAAGCTGAAAAAATGGCTGTTAAACCTAGAGCAGGTCAATCTCCTACAGACGCAATGCGTCAAGCAAGCAAAGGTCGTGAAGTTCTTGAGCCTGCTAAAAGAGCCGCATCAAAGTATAAAGTAAAAGCTGGTGATACTCTTTCTCAGATTGCTAAAAAGAATGGAACAACAGTTCGTGCCATTATGAAAGCAAGTGGTATTGAAAACGCTAATAAAATTAAAGTAGGACAGCAAATTGTTATTCCTGATGACGCAAAAAGAAAAGGTCCTTATGGAGACATTACAAAGAAAGAACTTAAGTCAGGCAAATACAATACATCTAAAACTCCTAAGTTTGGAAAAGACTTTAGTTATGGTGGTTCTGTAGGTAAGAAAACAGTAAAAAGAAAAACAGGTGGCTCGGCTGGTTCAAAACCTAAAGGTGTTGGTTGCGCCCAACGTGGTTACGGAAGAGCAATGTAATAATTATGTCTAACGGTAAACAAACATATTCTTTTTATGAAGGGCTTGCTAAATTAAAGGGTGGTTCATTTAAAGACAACCTTAAGAAGATGTATAAAGAAGAAGGAAAGGCTAAAAAAAATGGCAGAAAAAAATATTAAGTTTAGAGGAAGCCGCATTCATACAGTACCAAAAAGCCCACCAGCAGGCGGTAGTGAAATTACTGGTACACGAGGTACTTATGAACAAGGAGTTGCATATTCAAAAATGTTAGAAGAACAGGAACGACAGCATTTAGAGGATATGAAAGAAATTAATAAACAACTTGAAGATAACCGTGGGGGCATGGGTAGAAAGTAATGCCACTAGCTAAAGGTAAAAGCAAAAAAGCTGTCAGTAAAAATATTAAACTGCTTAAGAAAGAGGGTCGTTCTCAAAAGCAAGCTGTAGCTATTGCATTATCTAAAGCGGGTAAAAGTAAAAAGAAAAAAAAGAAAAAATGAGTAACTATACAAAACCAGAACTGCGTAAGCGTATTGTTGCTCGCATTAAAGCAGGAACCAAAGGCGGTAAAGCTGGTCAGTGGTCTGCACGTAAAGCTCAGTTAGCTACACAAGCTTATGAAAAAGCAGGCGGTGGTTACAAAGGTGGTAAAGGAAAGAAACAAAAGTCATTAAGCAAATGGACAAAAGAAGAATGGGGAACCAAAAGTGGTAAGCCAAGTACACAGGGCAAGAAGGCTACAGGCGAAAGGTACTTACCAAAAAAAGCAAGGCAGGCACTCTCATCGTCAGAGTATGCGAAAACTACGGCAGCGAAAAGAAGAGGAACTGCAAAAAGAAAACAGTATGTTGCGCAGCCTAAAGCTATAGCTAGAAAAACAGCTAAGTATCGTAGAGCAGCAAAAGGTGGTTTGATAGGAACACATAATAGGTTATACTAAGATATGGCAGAAAAGAAAAAAGATTCAAGACTAGCACGTGCAGGTGTAAGTGGTTATAACAAACCAAGGCGTACACCTAATCATCCAAAGAAGTCTCACATTGTTGTGGCTAAAGAAGGCGATAAGATTAAAACTATCCGCTTTGGAGAGAAGGGTGCAAGCACCGCAGGCAAACCAAAGGCAGGTGAGTCAGCACGTATGAAGGCAAAGCGTAAATCATTTAAAGCTCGTCACGCAAAGAACATTGCTAAAGGCAAAATGTCGGCAGCGTATTGGGCAGATAAGGTTAAGTGGTAATGACTATAAGTAGAGCAGCGACCAGTCAGCAGGTGAGCAAACCTGGTACGAAAGGTAGGTGGTCTAATAATAATAAGTCTACTGGCACGAAGCGTCCAAGAGGCGCAGGTCAGATGGCTCAAAGGCAGACTGGTCGCAACCAATCAGGACATAACAGATTATACTAAGGAGAACATAGATGGCAACGTCAGGTACATATAACTTCTCAATGGACATTGACGAAGTAATTGAAGAAGCCATGGAAATGATTGGCGGTGAAGCAACGCTTGGTAATGAGCCAAGGTCTGCTCGTCGCTCTATCAACTTGCTTCTCCAAGACTGGCAGAACCGTGGCATCCAGCTATGGACTGTCGGAACTACAACTGTTACTGTAACAACCAGTGTTACGTCTTATGTGCTAAGCGATGAGAACATTGACGTT